TAGTAAGACCTCACTAGAGTCCTCTTCTCCTCAACCCTGTGCTCTATGCACAGGGTCTTATACAGGATTTGGAAACAATCCACAACCAGTTCTTGAAGATATCAATGACAGAGTTTGTGATGATTGTAATTGGAATAAAGTAATCCCAGCAAGGATTAGGAGTTATGATGACTGAGTATGATGAACGAGTCCAGTTTCAAAGGGACTTATTAAAAGCAGAAGAATGGGCAAAAAATCCCAAGTCAGTTCATATACATAGAACACCAACTATGTGGTATGAAACAGAAGATTCTAAAAAGTTTTTAGAGAATGGTAATGTCACAGATATACAATATCACAATGGTATTATCAAAAGACAACAAGATGGTAAGACTGTTTACACATTTGGTAAAGAGATTACTGGTGAAGAACTAGTTCGTGCATATGTACGAGGTGGACAATAATAGGGGCTGATGCTCGGGTATGGGACAGGGAAACGATAGACAACAAAGTGAACACTATTTAACACAGCATTTGTGTTGCAACTGTTTCCCATCCCACCAGTTTTAGGAGTATGATATGAAATTATTATTGATAAAAATATTTTTAACTATAATGTTAATTGATGAAATTGTAATTTTTACTATCATCGCGATGGGTTTGCTGTGAATAAGTTTTGGACAATTTGGAAACATGCACTAGGGTCTTATAGTGAACAAGATGGATATGACCCTACTAACGATAATATCGTTGGAGTAATTAGGTCATTAATACTTTTAGTTAATGTTCTATGTGCAATATTAATTATGGCAAACATAATAAAAGGATGGTAATATGAATAAAAAACAATTCCACGAAACCATGAAATGTAGAGAACATCCAAACATGGTTTTTAAAGGGACACTTCATAATGAAGGTCATTCAGTAACTTTCAATATAGAAGATGATTATGTTGAAATTACAAATACAAATGGTGCAATGATTTCAGTTAGTAAGATTGAAATTGATGATGCAATTGAACAACAAAAAAACTTATTGGATATAGGGTACTCATGGATATAAAATATAAAACTCATAAAAAGGCTATAAAATACATGTGCATGTTTGTACTAGGATTTTGTATTGGTATGATGTCAAGTAAAGCAAATGCATCAGACCCAAATAACGAAGCATTTTGTCTTGCACAAAACATGTACTTTGAAGCTGGTAATCAACCACTTGCTGGTAAGATTGCAGTTTCACAAGTTGTAATTAACAGAACAGAACACATGAACTACCCAACATCCATTTGTGGTGTAGTTTATCAAGCAAAGTGGAAGGAAAACTGGAAAGGTAATATGATGCCTGTAAGACACCAGTGTCAGTTCTCTTGGTTTTGTGATGGTAAATCAGATGACCCAGAGGATTCAAAAACTTGGTTACAATGTTTAACACTTGCAAGAAACATATTACAGGGTGCATATGGAGATATCACTGAGGGTGCAACACATTATCATTCTGTATATGTAAATCCATACTGGGCAGATTCATTAAATGAAACTGTAACAATTAACGAACACATTTTTTACAAATAAGGAAAACTAAAAATGAGTCAACCACAACAACATCAAAGATTAAGATTCCAAGAAAAAAGAATCAAAGACCAATCTGAAAAAATAAAGGAACAAGCTAAAAAACTTGAGGAGTGGATTAAACAACAACAAGACCCACGACATAATCAAGGTTGACAAATATGAGTTCAGTGGTAAAATAGTTATATGTCTGAAAAAATAGAATACAAATACAAAGAAGATGAACTGATTAATCAGTTTAAGGACTATGTAGATAACACATATAAACAACATTACTCTCAGAACAAATATCAAGCAACAGAATTTATTATAGATGGTGGTCATGGAGAAGGTTTCTGCATGGGTAACATCTTGAAGTATGCACAAAGGTATGGAAAAAAGAATGGATACAATCGTGCAGACTTAATGAAAGTTTTACACTATGCACTATTTGCTCTTTATGTGCATGATTTAGAAGTGAGTAATAAGAGTGAATAATCGGAGTATATTATGAAAATAAGTGGAAACACACTTGAAGTTCTACAGAACTTTAGTAGTATCAATAATGGTATTACAGTTAATATAGGTAATGAAATCAAAACGATTTCACCTATGAAAAATATCTTTGGTAAAGCAACAGTAGAAGACAACTTTACAAGTGAGTTTTCTGTTTATGATTTGCCAGAGTTCCTTGCAACAATTTCGTTGTTGGGTTCTGATGCAGAGTTTGAGTTTGGTGATAACTCTGTAAACATTAGTGGTAATGGTGCAAGTGCAACATACAACTATGCAGAATCTTCAATGATTATTGCACCACCAGAGAAGGATATCACAATGCCCAATCCAGAGATTGTGTTTGATATCTCAACTGAGTTGTTATCTAAATTACAGAAAGCAAGTGCAGTTCTATCTCTTCCAGACTTAGTATTGGAAAGTAATGGAACAGTAGTTACATTGACTGTTAGAGATAAAAAGAATCCAACCACAAATAACTTTAGTGAAGTTATCATGGATGGTGATGGACAAACATACTCAATGAACTTTAAGATGGAAAACATCAAAGTCGTGAAGGATGAATATACAGTTTATGTATCTTCAAAAGGCCTTTCACATTTTGTTGCAAAAAACAAAGGACTTGAGTATTTTATTGCATTAGAACCAGATTCAGTCTTTGGTTCTTAATAAATACTTTTGTAGGTATCAGACATTGGTATTCAAGGGTGTCAATCTGTTCTCTCTCTTGGGGATTGACTCGGTTCATGATGGTGGGATTATGAACTCTCGATTTATAATGAAGTGGTGAAAATATGAGTGATGAATTTTTATGGGTAGAAAAGTATAGACCTAGAAACATAGAAGATTGTGTTCTTCCAGCAGATATCAAACAAACATTTTTTGATATCGAAGATGAAATCCCAAACATGATTCTTAGTGGTACTGCTGGTACTGGTAAGACTACAGTTGCAAAAGCATTATGTGAAATGCATGGATGTGATTATATCTTAATCAATGGTTCAGAAGAATCTGGAATCGATGTCCTTAGAACCAAAATCAAAAACTTTGCATCTACAGTTTCCCTACAAGGTGGAAACAAAGTAGTTATCCTCGATGAGGCGGACTATCTGAATGCACAATCAACCCAACCAGCACTTCGTGGATTCATAGAAGAGTTTCATAAAAACTGTAGATTTATATTTACATGTAATTACAAAAACAGATTGATTGCACCTTTGCATTCAAGATGTACTGTTATTGATTTTAAAATACCACCAACTGAAAGACCAAGACTTGCATCTGTATTCATGGCAAGACTTATGATGATACTTGATGCAGAGGGTGTGAAGTGGAACTCAGAAGTTTTACAAGAACTGGTAATGAGACACTTCCCAGACTTTCGTAGAACCATCAATGAACTGCAAAGATACTCAGTAAGTGGTAGTATAGATGTAGGTATCTTGTCTAATATTGCAGATGAAAGTATCAATGAATTGTTATCTCATATCAAAACAAAAAGATTTACAGACATGAGAAAATGGGTTGCACAAAATGTGGATAATGACCCAGTGAGATTATTCAGAAACATCTATGATAAACTTTATGATGTTCTAGAACCACAAAGTATTCCACAAGCAGTTATAATTATTGCAGACTACAGTTACAAGTCTGCATTTGTAGTTGACCAAGAAGTCAATACAGTTGCATGTCTAACTGAACTAATGATGGAATGCAGATGGAAATAACTATAGGGCTATATATACTAGTATCAATAGTAGTTGCAATTGCATATTGGCATGGACATAAAACTGGTATTAAAGTAGGTGCAGATACAATGTATACACATCTGTATGAAAATGGAACTAGACAAAACGATAAAGTTATTGTCTGCTTAGAATATGAGGATAGAAGTGGAACTAAAGAGTTCTGATTTTTTTATAAAGAAAGATTGTGGAATAGACCATGAGTTTATAACTGATTGGTGTATAGACCATGAAGACCATCCTTTCTTTGCACATAATGAAGATGGGGTTGCAACACCAAATCAGTTTAGTGATAATCTTCGTGCATATGTTCGTGCATCTAAAGAAGGTGCAGATATGTCCAATATGGAACATATGCATCAACATCATTTATCTACAAAAGAAACTCAAGACTTTTATACATACAATCCATTTACATTTGGACTAAGACCATTTGCAGATATTTACTGGACATTAAATAGAATGTTTTACAGTAATCCTCAAGTAAGAGAGGCAGAAGAGTCTTATTATATACATGGATGGTTTAATGTATATTGTAAAAGAGAAAATGATGTAGGGTATGACCATATACCTTTTCATAAACATATTGATGAGATGCATCCACACATCTATCATGGTTTCTATTGTGCAAATGTTGAACCTTCAACTACTACTTATAGATTAGGCCCAGAACAACCAGAGAGTGAATGGGTTGTACATCAAGACTATGATGATATGATGATATACTCTGCAAGTGGATTTGAACATGCATCTTCTCCATGGCTTGGAGATAAACCAAGAGTTACAGTTGCATTTGATATTTTTCCAGAATCAATTTATTTTGGAGAAACAAAAACAAATTATGATTGGAGTTTAGATGGTAGAATGTATCAAGCAATACCATTCCCAGATTTATGGGTAAATGAAAGATGAGTTATTTTCAATATACACTAGATGATTTACATAAGAACTCTGCAAAAAAAGAGTTCAATTACATTACCTTCTTTGCTGGTGGTGGTGGAAGTTCTTGTGCATATAAACTTGCTGGTGGTGATGTAAAGTATATGAATGAGTTCCAACAGATTCATGTTGATACTTATCTTGAGAATTTCCCTAATACAGTTCATGAGTGTAAAGATATTAAAGAAGTTACTGGTAAAGACATTTTAGAAATGACTGGATTACAAAAAGGTGAATTGGATATCATGGATGGTTCTCCACCATGTCCACCATTTTCAATGGCTGGTAAAAAAAGAGAAGGATGGAATCAAGAAAAAATTGCATATGGAATGAAACAACAAAACATAGAAGACCTTACATGGGAAATGATTAGGATTGCAGAAGAAGTAATGCCTAAAGTTATTGTATGTGAGAATGTAAAAGGTTTATCAATGGATTATGCAAGAGACCATCTTAACAAGATGATTGTAGATTTTGAGAAGTTAGGATACTCAGTTACTTGGAAGATTATGAAAGGACATGAACATGGAGTTCCTCAGAAAAGAGAAAGAGTGTTCATAGTTGCAGTTAGGGATGATGTATTGGATGCAATTGGAATGCCATTTATGTGTATGAGTGGATTGTTTCCAGAAACTACAAGTCAAAGAACATCAATTGGAGAAGCAATAGATGACTTAATAAATGATGAAGAAAACATCAAGGATGCAGAATATCTATTAGATGCAATGAAAGATTCTTCAAAAGGACATTGGGTTCATGGATTTGAAAAACATCCAGACCCAGAGTTAGAACATTGTGGCCCATGTGAAGGTGTAGATGAGTTCATAAGAAAAGGAACTAATAGACCTTACATATCTATAGGAGATAATGTTGTTAGACAGTGGTTTGATAAACAAATTGCAGATGGTTTATTAAAACCAGAACAACATAAACATTCTTATTATATGTCAAGGATTGTTCCAAAACACCTTCCAGCACATTCACTAACTGAACAGGGTTGTCAACCAAAATTTATGGGTGGTAATCATTTCCACTATAGTGGTAAGAGGATATACACACCAAAAGAAATGGTCAGACTTATGACATTACCAAATGATTATAAGATGACTGGGGATTATAACGATAAAGGTGCAAGAATAGGATTAATGGTTGCACCACTATGTTTGTACTACTTAGTAGAACAAATAAAGGAACAGGTATTAACGCCATGGAATTTACTGCAAGAAAAGACTTAGGGAAAAAAGAAACTCACGACCAGTTTAATGGAAAGTGGTTAGATGAAACATCTTATGAAGATGTGGTGTCATCTATTGGTGTTAAAGATGATGTCATAAAAGTATATAAACCAAGTGGTTCGTTATTTGATAAACCATTACTTGCATGTATCGTAAAAAATGCATATACAGGTGATACCTACAATGAAGTAAAAGATACATTGTATTCTATTGATGATACTTCTACTATGAGAGCAAATGCATCAGGCCCTATTGACCATGAAGAAATGAAATCAAAAGGATTGATAGAAGGTAAAGATTATGTTCTAAGAACACCAAACTCTTACTATCCACTTAAAAAGAATGGAGAGTTCAATCGTATTGCAGAAGCAAATGCAATTCATTCTGTATTTGCTGGTTACAAAAGAGGTAGATTCAATGGTATGATAGGATTATCAAACTGGTGTGAAAAGAAATCCAACAGAGACAAATGGGAGAAGATGCAACAGATAGCAACCATTAATGAACAAGCACTTAAGAAAGGTTGTCCAGACATCTGGAAATTACAAAGAGCATATGCAGATGAATGTATTGATGAGAAGTATCACTTAGGTGGGGCTCCTATCACAACCTTATCTGCAAATAGATATTCAAGTGAAGGAACTGCAAAGATGTCTGCACATGTCGATGGTAAAGACCTAGAGTTTGGTATGACTACAATGTGTGTTTTCAGATTAGGTGACTTTGGTGGTGCATACTTGGTATTTCCAAGATATGGAGTTGCCATTGAGGCAGATGATGGTGATGTATTGATTGCAGATTCAAATGAGATACATGGTGTCACTAAGATACAAGGTGATGGTATAAGGTTATCTTGTGTTGCATATTGTTCAACAGATTGTGCAACAAAAGGTCAAGGTGGTAAATCAGAAAAGCCCATCGGGCCTCATGCAAGTAAGTACGAAGAGAAAGGTACTTTAGAAAGTTTTTTAGGTTGAGTTCTGGATTGGAAGGAACTCTTTTTAATAACTGTAAGATGATTAGGATTCTTACATAATTATAGGGGGATGCAATGGCATTTCAAAAAACTAGTTCAGATTTCTGTGTGAATCTCAAGGAACATGAACTTACACAAAAACATTTAGAGATTCACGAAAAGTTCTGGAGTCCAGAAACAAGGCCAGAATGGTTCACTGCATTTTTACACAAAGGATTAGTATACGATAGAACTACTATTGAATTTGATGTAGAAGATTTAATAAAAGCACAATCTACTCTTACTAATCTACAAGAGTATAGAAAAGATGGTAACAGACAAAAGAATAACATCTTCAATGGATTAAAAAAAGATGGTCTAGACTTAAGATGTAAAGGAATGCATGTAGTAGTCGAAGTAGATGAAGATGGTAATGAAAGAATCATTTATGTCTTTGGTGGTAATACAGTACATACTGGATTAAGAAAATTTAGTAATCTTGATAATAGAATATGTTATGTATTTAAAACCACTAAGGATTTTAATCCTAACAACATTATTTCAGTTGGGACATATCTAAATTCTCTTGAAAAACAGTTTGGACAAAACGATGAAGGTGATGTTGTTAACTCTCTTAATCAAATGTTAGACAATGGTGCATATCCATTAGATGCAAATGCATCAGAAACAGAAATTACTAACTGGATTGAGTCGGTTGAAAACGAAGCAAAATGGATGATGAGTATAGATGTTGAACTCAAGAAAGTTCAATCTTTCCTACATTCCTACATCGAAGGTGTAAAGGGAAAAAGAAGAGTTGTTGATATCACTATAGGTAGTGAAGTAGAAACAATCTTAGAATCGAAAGGATACAAGAATAATAATACTACCAAGTATGTGTCAATGTCTTGTATGCCTAAATCTACTCTTTGGATTATTCACAATAAGATTAAATCTATCATTGAGGTCGAACCAAAGTTCTTTAAAAGAGGTGGTAGGTTACAAGTTATCAATCACTTAGGAACACCAGACACAAAAGACCCAGTAGGTTATTTCTTCAAACAATATAACACCTATTGGGCAGAAATGAATCCTTATATGGATATGGTTAATCCAGACTGGAAGTTTTATTATACAGAAGGTAATGAAAAGTTTGAAGCTCCAGTAGATTTCTTAGGTGGTTTCCAACAGATTGAAGGTCTGAATGAAACATGGGAAATGGAAACAGTGGTTTCTTTTGATGAAATTATGGAAGAATATTTAGAAAGGTCTGCATGAACATACTAATCGGAAAGTTTGGTAAGTCTATTATTTTTCGGAATGAAAAGTGGGGTATTATTGGTGGAGACTCAGAGAGTGCAGTATTCATTTGGACTATGGCACACTTGTATCCAGAGGATAAATTCTTTATTGCAAGTAGAAATGATTTCTCTACCCTATCACCACATATAAAAAAAGAGATTAATAAGAACAACAACATTATAGATTGTTGGGAACATTATGATAAGTCTTTTGATAATCAAGAATGGTTATCTCGTTTTTTCCAAGAATCAGAATATGACATACCAGACTTCGGATTATTGTATAGTGGATTGAGTGGTGGTAATACTATTAAAAACTTTTTAATGAAAAGAGATGGTTCTGGATATGCAAAACCTATTTCCTTTTCTAAAAATTATACAGGTATTATTACTAACTTTTTAAATGAAACTGGGATTCCTTATCATGAATTAGGTGAGGATTCCAGATTCTTTCCATTAGAAGCAAGAGATTTGATAAACAGGTCTAAAAGAATTTTAAGTGTAAAGAATACTGAGGTGGTTGCAAAACATATTAAGTCTTTTGAAGACCAAGAGATTATAGAAACAAAAACACCAGTATCAGACATAGGTCATTCATATGCATGTTTAATGAATGAAGATTATATGAAACTATTACCTAGTCCTACTGAAAGAAATACTTTAGTATCTATTATAATGCATGGAACGGCCTCTCACCACAAGTCAACAGACAAATATGGAATCATAAAAGATTACATATTAGATAACTTTCCAGAGACTATGATATATGGTAAATGGGAAGAGGAACGAATAGAAGAACAATATAAAGATAGGTTTGTAGAAATACCTATGATAGATTTACATCCACAACTATATGATACCAAATATACATTATCAATAGGTGGAAGTAATGGGTATCCAACTTCAAGTAAGTTTTGGAAAATGTTAATGTTTGGAATAATCCCTTTTTTCATTAAAGAAGAAGACATAGAAAAGTTCGGACTTCCAGAATTTCTTTATGTTAAAGATTCAAAAGATTTTAAAGAAAAAGTAGAAAGTCTAGAATCTGATATTGCTAAATATAAAGATACATGGTATACTATACAGAGTCTAATAAGAAAAGAAGATTTATGGAATGGTCATAGATTCTATGACA